TTCTACAACAGATGATATATTAGACTTTACAGAACGTAATCCATTTGGAGAGGTTGACTTTTAATGTTTGGAAATTATTTTTACAATGAAAGTATGAGAAGAATGACCATAGGGTTTGGTCAAATTTTTAATAACATACAAATTAAAAGACGAGATAGTAATGGTAATATCACTCAATCAATAGCTGTACCTTTAGCTTATGCACCTAAAGAAAAGTTTTTAGCTAGACTAGACGCACAGCCAAGTTTATCAGAAAGAGAATTTGCTGTAACTTTACCTCGTATGAGTTTTGAGATTTCAGGTATATCATATGACGCTAGTAGAAAACTAACAAGAGTACAAAAATTTAAACACGTTAAGGCTGGGAAAGAGGGTAAAGTATTAAATTATAATTATACTCCTGTACCTTACAATATATCTTACAATCTATACTCTTTTACAGCGAGTGCTGAGGCAGGCCTACAAATTATAGAACAAATATTACCGTTTTTTCAACCTGACTTTACTGTGACTGTAAATGCAATACCAGAATTAAATATCAAAAGAGATATTCCAATAGTTTTAAATACTGTTAATTATGAAGACACTTATAGTGGTGACTTCTCACAAAGAAGAGCCGTTATATATACACTTGGGTTTACTGCGAAAACTTATCTATTTGGCCCTGCGTCAACTCAAAAAGTTATTAAAGAAACTCAATCAGACATATATACAAATACAAACACCACAAATAAAGCTAGAGAAGAACGAATAATTATAGTCCCTAATCCTACATCAGCTGACGCAGATGATGATTTTGGATTTACAACAACAATTACTAACTATACAGATGGTAAAAAATATAGTACAACCAGTGATTCAGATGAATAAATAGTATAAATAATAGTAGAGATACCTATGGCATTAAGTAAAGTTAAAACAAATTCAATTACAGACGCAAATGTTACAACAGCTAAGATAACAGATGCAAATGTAACAACAGCTAAAATAGCAGATGCAAATGTAACAAATGCTAAATTGGCTGGTTCTATCGCTAACTCAAAATTGGCGAATTCAAGTATTACAATTAATGGTTCAGCAGTATCTCTTGGAGGTTCAGTTAACGTTGCAGAAACTAAACCAACTGTAGCAGATGTTTCACAAACAATAGTAAATGATACGGCTACATCTATAAATATTACAGGTACAAATTTTTCTGCAATACCTACAGTTGAATTTATTAATGCTAGTACTGGAGCTCACACTTCTCCTAATACGACTAGTTTATCATCTGCAACATCATTAGCAATTAATGTAACTTTAGCTTCTGGTAATTACTTTGTTAGAGTAGAGAATCCAGATGGTAACGCTGCTAGGTCAACAAATAATATTATTACAGCATCTGCTGCACCTACATTTACTACATCAGCAGGGTCATTGGGTACGATTGCTGGTAACTTTAGTGGTACAGTGGCAACAGTTGCAGGATCATCTGATAGTGCTATAACTTTTTCAGAAACGACTAATGTATTAACTAATGCATCACAAGCAAACTGCACACTTAATAGTTCAACAGGTGTAATTACTACATCAGATTTTGGTGGTAGTTCTACAGCAGCAACTACTTACACATTTACTTTAAGAATCACAGACGCCGAAAGTCAAACGGTTGATAGACAATTTACATTAACATCTAGCTTCGGTGCATCAGGTGGAGGAGGATTTAATTAATGGCTTATCTATATAGAACTTGCGATGCAACAGCATCAAGTGGATATTCACAACTCTGGACTTGGAGTGGTTGGGTTAAAAGAGCTAAATTAGGAGACCAAGGTATTTTTAATAACAGAAAAAATAGTAGTAATACTGCTTCAAGATTCAAACTATTTTTTAATAGTAGCGATAAAATTCAATGGGAAATAAAAGATAGTACAAGTAATGATGACAGTGCATTTCAAACAAATAGAATATTCAGAGATACTAATGCATATTACCACATAGTATTCATTTATAATACAGACAATGGAACAGCAGGAGATAGAATAAGACTTTATATTAATGGTGTAAGAGAAACTTCTTTTGCATCAGAAGATCAAGCAAGTTCTGGATTTGGTAGTTTATGGTCAAGTTCTATGTGGCATTATATCGGTATAGCAAACGATAATAGTGGTCTTTGGAGTGCTAGTGAATTTAAAGGAATAATGTCTCATGTTCATTTAGCTTATGGTTATGCTTACGAGCCATCAGTTTTTGGAGAAACGGATGCGACAACTGGAGAATGGAAAATAAAAGTAAACCCAACTGTAACTTATGGTTCACAAGGATATTTTATGCTTAAAGATGATGGTTCTCTAAATGACGATAGTGGTCAAAGTAATAATTTTCAAGCTAGTGGTACAGTGACAAACACAAAAGATTCTCCAAGTAATGTATTTTGTTGTAATAATGCTAATTGGAAACAAGAGAGCACTAGATATGCAACTCATACAATATTAAACACTATGATTTCTGGTGGTGGTTCTAGTACATGGTATCAAACTCCAGGAACTTTAGCTTTTAATAAAGGAAAGTTTTATTGGGAATGTAAATTTAATGCATCAACAAATTTAGATAAGAATACTGCAGGTGTTATTGATTATCAAAAAACACAAGAAGATGGACAGTTCCAAGATGCAACAGGAAGTGTGTTTTATAAAAATGAAGATGGTGGCGAAACAAGAATAGATGGTTCTACTTCATCAGCAGACTATGGAACACTTGCACAAAACGATATTTTAGGTGTTGCAGTTGATATGGATGCAGCAACTCCAACAGTTAAATTTTACAAAAATGGTTCATTATTAGTAACTGCAAGTGCTGCTTCTTTATCAGGAAAATATGTTACACCTGCACAGACAGTTTATACTTCAGGAGAGTATCAAGTTAATTATGGTAATGGCTACTTTGGAACAACAGCAATATCAAGCGCCGGTACTAACGCAAGCAATTTAGGATTGTTTGAATATGATGTGCCTTCAGGATACTCGGCGCTCTGTACTAGCGGACTTAACAACTAATGGACGAGAGGACTTAACAACTAATGGCTTATACAACAGTAGATAAATCAACTAGCTTCCATGACACAACTTTATGGACAGGAAATAATAGTGACCCTACGACAATTAACACTGTAGGATTTCAACCAGATATGGTTTGGGCGAAAGCTAGAACAGGATCCTATGGAACACAAAATCACTGTGTTAATGATAGCGTAAGAGGAGCTAATAAACTTTTTAGAATGGGTTTAAATAATGCTGAAGAAACAGACGATAATAACCTTTTAAGTTTTACAAGCACTGGTTGGACTATGGGTAATGATGGAAAAATTAATCAAGCATCAACAACTTATTGTGGGTGGTCGTGGAAAGCAGGAACGACTTCAGGATTATCAGGTGGAACAATAACTCCAACTGGATATTCAATTAACACCACATCAAAATTTGGAATTTATACCTACACTGGAAATGGTACAAGTGGAGCAACAATTGCACACGGCTTAGGAGTAGTGCCAGAGTTTATACTTATCAAGCGTAGAGATAACTCAGATGATATAGTTATGTATCACAAAGATTTAGGTGCAACAAAACATATTAAATGGAGAGAAACAAGTAGAAGTGCAGCTACATCTACAGCTTACTTCAATGATACTACACCTACAACTACAGTATTTTCTCTTGGAAATGATACTGGTTGTAACCAAAATACTAGCACTTATGTTGCTTATGTATGGGGAGGACAACCTGGTTTTTCTCATTTTTCTAAATACAAAGGTAATCAGGATGCAGATGATGGACCATTTGTTTACACTGGTATGAGACCACAAATGGTTATTATTTGTAGAGAAAATTCTGATGATGAAATTGAAATTTATGATTATAAAAGAGTAGGTTATAACAATGGTAATGCTCACTTAAACGCAAACTTAACTACAGCGGAAGATACAACTGGTAACAGAGTTCATTTTTATAGTAATGGTTTTAAAATTTTAACAGGTAGTTCAGGACCTACTAACGCCAATGATGCTCCTTATTATACTATGGCTTGGGGTCAATCCTTGGTAGGTAGCAATGGCGTACCTTGTACAGCAAGATAAATAAAATTTTAAACTTTATTTAACTTCAATAAATATAATATTATGAGTAAACTGGAAGATAAAGTAAATGAGATTTTAGGTATTGATAAACCAGAACCTAGTAAACAAGTCGTAAAACAAGAAATCAAACCACCGGTTCCTCGTGTGGAAGATGCTAAAAAACCAGATGTAGATAACGACTACAAATACAGCAGAGAAAACTATTATAATCTTATAGAAAGAGGACAAGAAGCAATAGAAGGTATACTAGATATTGCGAGAGAAGGTCAACACCCTAGAGCTTATGAAGTCGCTGGTCAACTAATAGGACA